GGTAAAATTCTAAACGTTTCAATGAAAGGATCAAGCGCACCATCACTTGCTGGCGGTGGATTACGCGGAATTGAAGAAATTATACCTGGAATTGGTTATAAGTTTTATACTGCCGCATATAAAAAACACATTAAAAATAAATTAAAATATGCACAAAAACGTGCAGTAGGAAGATAACAAAATATGATTACATTTAAACAATTCAAATCAAAATTAGTAGAGGATACACTATCAGAAATATTTGATAGCATGTATACATTTGAAAGTCCTAAAAATTTCAAGGCAAAGGAAGTTTTTTATTCAATACCTGTTGATGGTATCGACATTAAAGTTCAATATACAAGTGAATATGCCGATCCAGTGCTGGAAGATAATAATTTAATTAAAATTGCATTCGGTCGTTTGTTAAAAACAAAACCGGCCAAAAATTGGACGCAAGAAAGTTGGATTAAAGTTGATACTGAGGAATTGTTATCATTAAAAAATCCAACAAAACTATTATCAACGGTTATTTATGGTACACTTACCGATTTTATTACAAAATATTTTAAAGAAGATTCAGAAAAAATATTAACAATTAGTTTTCATGGTGGTCTTACTGATACTGAAGATGATAAAAATGTTGAAATATCAAATTCAAAAAGGTCTCGGATATATCTGGCTATGCTTAAAAAATTACCAATACTTAAAAAGCATAACTTAACAGTATCCAATTTGGGAGAAGAAGGTATTGAAATTACCAATGATAACTAATATGATTACATTTAAACAACATTTAATCGAAGCGTCCTCTGAAGGAAAAAATTTGCACATGGTGCATATTGAGGATCAGGTACTTTATGGCGGAATAAAGGGTGCTCGTGAAGCAATTATTGCATTACGCAGCATGAGAGACATGTTAGCCGGAAGCAGTGCGCAGTCATATGACGTTGCTGCAAAGTTTGACGGCGCCCCAGCAGTATTTGTTGGAACTGACCCAACAGACGGTCGATTTTTTGTAGCTAAAAAGGGAATATTTAATAAAAATCCAAAGGTATATAAGAGTGAAAGCGAAGTTCGAGCAGATACAAGTGGAGACCTTGCAGAAAAACTTGTAGTTGCATATAACGAGTTTAAAAAATTGGGCATTAAGGGGGTGTTACAAGGCGACCTGGCATACACTCAAAAAGATTTAAAGGTTGAGCAGTTTGATGGCGTTGAATATCTTACTTTCCAGCCAAATACTATTGTATATGCAGTTCCGGCTGATAGCGCACTTGCAAAAACTATAAAGACCTCAAAAATAGGAGTAATGTTTCATACTCAATACTCCGGAGACTCGTTTGAGAGCATGAGAGCCTCCTATGGATTTGATTCTGGTACGCTTAAACGTACTCCAAATGTGTGGTTTTCTGATACCTATATACGTGACCTGTCTGGTAAGGCTACATTAACAGCACAAGAAACAACTGCTCTGTCTGCTGCACTAACACGCGCTGGAACGATTTTTCAAAAAATAAGTGGGTCGACCCTTCGTCAGATTGAGTCAGATCAAACTCTTGCACAAACATTAGAAACATTTAATAATACACTAGTGCGTCGAGGTGAAACAATAGTAGACACTGCTGCACATGTTCGCAACCTTCTTCAGTGGATAGGTGACAAATATGCAAAGGATATTGAGTCTAAAAAGAGTGAAGCCGGAAAAGCAAGTGCAACTGCAAAGCGTGACGAGTTTTTGAAGTTTTTCTCTGACGAAAACAAGAAAAACCTAGAACTAGTCTATGCATTACAAAATGCTATTGTTGAGGCAAAGCTTATGATTATGGTCAAGCTTGAAACACTTAAAAAGATGGCAACTTTTGTGCGCACCACTGATGGATTTAGAGTGTCTGGACAGGAAGGCTTTGCTATCAACGACCACATAAAACAAAACGTTGTCAAGCTTGTCGACCGAATGACCTTTTCAAAGAATAACTTTGATCCAAATATCATCAAAGGATGGGAAAGATGAGCGACTTACAGTCATTTAAAACATATCTTGAAAACTCTGGCTACTATCGTGGACTAGGAGACAGCACTGCTGATAAAAGACGCGCTCAGTTTAATCGTCAAGCTGATTTGTCAGATGATGATCCTGACTCTTATAAACCTGCCCCAGGTGATGCCCACGCAAAAACAAAAGTTTCGAAATGGACAAAAGCCTATGCAGACAAATACGGCATGGACGAAGATGAAACTCTTGCCGAGGCAGAGATCGAAGCTCTTCGTAAAAAGTCAGAAAAAACGGGAATCGCCTATGGCATTCTTAAAAAAGTATTTGATCGTGGTATGGCTGCATGGAAAACTGGTCATCGTCCCGGCGCCTCACAACACCAGTGGGCATTCGCGCGGACAAATTCTTTTATTATGGGTGGACCTACTCAAAAGACTACAGACGCCGACCTGTGGGCGCAGCATAAGGGTAAATAAGTATAAATATATAATCTGCATATGAAAAAAGAATTACGTTTAAAAGATTTGTTAACTGTTGACCCCACGGGCGGTTCATATGTCTATGATCCGCTCGATATTATGATCACTGCATACAAGAAACGTAAACGTGACTGGATGATAAGTGAAACTGATCCAGAATGTGAATGTGAAGAAGAAGACTGCGAATGCGACTGTGAATGTCATAACATAGAAGAGTCCGTCTATGATACAATGTCAAAATATGAGTTGGGCGCAGAACTGCGTCGTATTAATAAAGAAATTGAAACTCTTAAAAAACAAGATGCTGACAAAGCAACCGCTAATAAAATTAGTATTTTAACAAATGCACGTGACTCAGTTTTAAGTATGTTAAAAGAGGATGTGGTAGCTGAAGAGTTAACTCTTCAGCAGCGCCTAAAGCGTCGTCAAATTATGAAGCGACTTAAGAGTCGAATAAAGATTGGTCGCATAAAGGCATCACGGCGCCGGGCATCATTCGCGGTCTTAAAGGCACGTGCTAACCGTGCAGCACGTGCCTTAATCGCAAAGCGTTTGCTTGGCGGAAAAAACAAATCGGAAGTTTCATTTGCTGCGCGATCACGAGTAGAAAAGGCACTAGCGAGTAGAAAAAATCTTATACAGGCAATGGCTTCCAAACTATTACCTCAAATACGGGCCCGCGAAACTAAGCGTTTTAGTCAAAAATAATACTATGAGCATTCAATTAAAATCGTTTAAAACGTACACTGAAGAAAAAACTTCAGAAATTATAGTATCTTTTGGTCGCTTTAACCCCCCTACAAAGGGGCATGAAGAAAATATTGAGGCTATAGCAAAGCTCGCAAAGGGGAAACCATTTAGAATATATGCGTCTCAAAGTGAAGATCCAAAGAAAAATCCACTTGGTTACGAAGAAAAGATTAAGTTTATGCGTAAAATGTTTCCTCAATATGGGCGTAACATTATACTCGATCGATCTGTTAAAAATATATTTGACGTAGCTACAAGCACATATGACGAGGGATATACCCGTTTTACGGTTGCTGTTGGAAGTGACCGTGTTGAAGAGTTTAAAGGCCTGCTGCGTAAGTATGATGGAATAAAGGGCTCGCACGGCTATTATAAATTTCCTGATGGCATAAATGTAGTATCAACTGGTCAGCGTGACCCCGATGTTGACTCTCATACTGGTACAAGTACATTTGCTGTTAGCGCTAGTAAAATGAGAAGCGCAGCAGCTGAAAATGATCTCGAAACGTTTGCAAAAGGATTACCAAAAACGTTTGGCGATGCTAAAGAACTTTTTAATGCTGTTCGTAAAGGTATGGGACTTAAAGAAAGCCATAACTTTAGAAAGCATGTACAATTTGATACACTAAGTGAACAGCGTGAACTTTACATCTCTGGTAAAATTTTTAACGTTGGTGATGTTGTAATTTGTAAAAGAGATAGCAGCAAATATACAATTGAAAGTCGTGGTCCAAACTACGTAACGTGTGCCTCACTTGAATCTGAAAAGGGAGTTAAATTTTTTATCCATGACATTATGGAAACTGCATTAGACGAAAAGTCTGAAACCTGGGAAGCGGGTTATGACCGTCGTGTTGTAAAAGTTACAGATCCAGAACATTTAAAAGCCGGTCATAAATGGAGAATTAAAGGCAAAGATGACTCTTCTCGCACAATTAAATATTATACTAAAAAGCCAGACTTTGAAGAATATACAGCACAAATGAAAAGGGTAGCAGGTCATGAATTTGGAACTAGATGAAGAATATGGTGCCGGTTTTGAAGGCACAAAAGCATTATTGTATAAATACCTAAAAGATACACCCGGACAAAAAATAATAAAATATATGAACAAAACACAATTTAAAATTAATCCATCAGATTATAAATGTAGTTCGGAAAAATCACAGTTTGGTGGTTATCGTCCACTTATTACTAACAGGTACACCGGTAAAACCGCGTACCTTGCAGCAGCTTCTTATAACACTCAAGCTGAAGCTAAGGACCATGCTGAAAACTATTTGGATCAATATGCTCGTGGTATTAGTGAGCCTAGGGTTCCAATTAAAGGCACATATGTTAAGGAAGGTGTTGATCTTGAAGAAGCCATTAACATTAATGATTATATGGCAACTTCGGAAAAATCACAATTTGGTGGATATAGACCACACGTTGTTAGTAAAGCCGGCAAGACTATGTATCTCGGTCAAGCATCTTATAACACTCCAGCTGAAGCAAAAGATCATGCCGAAGACTATTTAAAACAATACTCTCGTGGCATTAGTGAACCTAGGGTTCCAGTTAAAGGCACATATGTTAAGGAAGGTGTTGATCTTGAAGAGACTGTTGATTTCCGCACGATGAAAGATGCCAACCTCAAGCAGTGGCTCAAAAGAAATGATACCGATGATAGTGTATCTGCCGTCTTTGGAGCTCAGATCTTGGCAGCCAAGAAGGAAGCTAAACGTCGTGGCATCGATTTTAATGAAGGATCGGGAATAAAAGAAGATGCTGTACAAGAAGCCGTTTCAATCAGTTTCATTGATGATCTACTTGATGCGGCCACCAAAGTGCAAAGTAAAAATAAGCAATTACGTCATGGCCAAAGTATAATGATTGCTTTGAAAGACATGAACTCAAAATTGTATTCTGATGTTACCGGCACCGATTATGATCCGTTTTATAATGATAAGAAAATTCCAGCATTACTGAAACATTTAAATCCTAATTGGAAGTTTTCTGAAATTAATGAAGCTCGTAGTTTTGAAACGTTTGATGATAAACACCTTAAGATGTGGTTAAATATAAACTGGACAACCGCTCGCGTGGGTGATCAGTTTGCAAAGGAGCTTAAAGCTGCTGCTGCTGAGGCTAAGAAACGCGGTCTTAAGTGGATGACAGAAGAAATGATAAGTAATGATAAACTTAAGGAGCAAGTTAGTCTTAAAGTTCTTCGCACCATGAAAATTGTTTCACTTGCTACTGGTTGCATTGACACCGGAGCGCTCTATGAATATGCACTCACTTCTCCTACATATTCTTCACTTGTAGAGCTAAAAGAAAACTTTAATAAATATATTCAAGGCGCATGAAAAAATTATCTGAAATATTAGCGTCGAATGACGCAGTCATTACTGAAAAGGTGTACACTAATTATAATGATTTTAGTACCCAACACAAAAAGATGTATCCTTCACATACTGAAGTACAAATAAAGGCTGCATGGGAAAAATATTTAAATGCTGATACCACTGCATCCATTCGCTCAGCAGATAAGGTTGATCGCGCAGCGAGAGCCAACGCCTGGAAAGCAGTATTTCGCGGCCTAAGAGAAGCTGAAGACGTTGAACCAAGCGATAAGACTGGTGAAACTCTTACGTTTCTAGAAGATATTTGTGAAATGGCAGACGAGATTTATAACACCCTCTCTGAATATGACGAGATTGACGACGAAACTCATGCCATTATTTCACAAATCTATATGTCAATTGATAATGCATATGAGTCTATTGATGCCAAGTATGACATACAGGTAGATAATGATGACTATGAAGTTTCTGAAAGCATTGTTGCTGAAGAGGCTGAGTCCCTCGACGAAGAAATTGATATGAATCGCTTTAAGCAATTGGCATCAACTGGACTTGTATCAAAAGAGGATCTTCCTAAACTTATACTTGCTATGCGTTCGTTGGATGCTGATAAGCCTCTATCACTGTCGCAAAAGGATCTTATAAATTCGACCTTTCAGTCTCTTATAGCAGTTATAACAGGTGATACTAGCATTCTTACAAAGGTAAAAAGTAACGTTGCAAAAAATTAATCCTATCTCACCTTAACCTATATCTAATCATCCGTTCCGGAACCTTCGGGATGCTGGTTTTATATAGGATATTTGGGAAGCTTTTATTGAATGGAATTTATATTATTATATCAAACAAATTTAAAATGTAAATAACAAAATGCCACACTATACCAAAGATCGCACTCTTTCTCGCAAGATTGAGGATTATCTCGACAATGGATTTACCAGCAATGCTACTTCATCGGCAACGTCTACTTCAACTGCATTTGATGGCTTTGGCCGTGCCCGAGTAGCCGAACCATATACACTATTTGACAGTCAACATCGTTATGTCGAAAATAATAAATGGAATAATTCTCTGTCTGGTACTGGGGCGTCAACATATGTTGAAAATGAAAGTGCAGTAAACCTTACTGCGCCCGCAGGCGCAGGGACTGTGATACGACAAAGTAATGTAGTATTTCCATATCAGCCAGGCAAGTCATTGTTGCTGATGTATAGTTTTTCTTTTAGCACAGCTGTATTGACCAACTCCAAAACAGTTACACAAAAGATTGGTTATTTTAATGCTGACAATGGAATATTTCTTGAACAAACAAATGGTGCGCCTAATGCAGTAACACCACGTAATGGTGGTGGATTGCGCCTTGTATTGCGCTCGGACAGTGTTACTGCCGGCACTGGTAGCTCAGTTGATTTTGCGGTTGAACAAGCAAATTGGAATGGCGATAAGTTTAATGGCACTGGAACTAGCGGCCGAACACTAGATGTATCAAAGGCTAATATCTTCTGGATGGATATTGAATGGCTTGGTGTTGGTGATGTACGATGTGGTTTTATTGTCGATGGAAAAATGGTGGTAGCACATACATTTCATAATGATAATTTAAATGCTACTTCTTATATGACAACAGCAGTATTGCCTATAAGATATGAGCTGACCAACACTGGAACAACCAGTCCATATGTTAAGCAAATATGTAATACTGTAATTAGTGAAGGCGGTTTTAATCCAACTAGCATTACATACAACCAATTAGCATCAACTAATATATCAAATGCCAATCTTCGTATTGCTGCCACGGATGGGTTATTTTATAATGTAGTTTCAATACGATTGACTACAGGCAAAACTGATGGTATAATTATTCCTACTGACGTTGAATTGCTAGGAGAAAGTAATAAATCATATCAATGGGCTTTACTTCGCAATGCCACATTTGGCACCGCTCCTACATGGGCAACACATGCACATTGTGCGACAACCGAATTTACGACTAGTGTATCAACCATCACTGGTGGTGTGTTGGTTAAGACTGGATATTTCACGAGTAATAGTGGAAGCGTTGGTGCAACTATTGCTGGTGATATTGCATTACAACTTGGAAGAACTATAGCTGGAGTGTCTGACACATATACTGTTGCAATTACATCAACTGGCACAAATACAAAATATACAGGCAGCCTTGCATGGTATCAAATCATATGAAAAGTTTTAAGCAATATGTGCTTGAAGAGACTGAGTATGATGGTCGACAAGTAACTCTTAATAATCCATTTCGCAGTACTGACGAAAAACATAAATTTTATGTCTATGTACGCAACGAAAAGGGCAATGTAATTAAACTTGGATTTGGTGATCCAAAGGCAGAAATTAAACGAGACGACCCAGAGAGATTAAAAAACTTTCGTGCCCGGCATCAGTGCGATACTGATCTCGGTCCAAAGTGGAAAGCTCGTTATTGGAGTTGCAAATTTTGGGAAAAGGGACAGACTGTGACTGATTTATTGTCGAAATAAAAAGCGATATAAATTATATTATGCAGTTGGTAAATGAGTTAAATGATAAAAATTTTTTAGTCTATGCTGCTAAACATTATAACAACCCCCGTTGCTTAGACATAAAGGAGTTTCATGACGACCTATCTCATTTAAAGTATATTAAAAAATTATTTAAGAAGTATCAGGACAAGAACATACTTCAGGAGCGATTAATATTAAACCATATTATTATATTTCATAATATGTTTTATCCTGAAGCTGCAACTCGTATGTGTTTTAACCGAGTAAATGAACACAGCTGGCCCGCATTAAAAACCTTCTTGCTATACTTAAATTATATTCCAGAAGGAGAGTATATAAATATACCTATTGACCTATACGTAGCTCGAACACTTCAAAGAATTTAAAAATATGGGACTCCTAACACGCACAACAGACACAGTTTACGCATTTAGATTTTTGCGTCTACTCACCACACCATGGATAAAAACTGGAGCCTATAAAATGGGACTTATAGATGCAGATGGCAAAGTATTAAGAAAGCCAGAAACAAGTGAAGAGAAAAGTAAGTATAACATTTTTCATAAACTAGTGTTTAACCTTAAGCGAATGCTTAACGTACTCCCTTTCGGTAAAACTACACTTGCTTCATATTTTGCGGCTCTATATCTCATAAAAGAAAAAACTGGAATTTCTGATAGGGCGTTGGCGAAAGCTCTAAAAGAAACCACTGGGATTGATCCGCGTACTATGCGGCTTGAAGAGTCTTTTTGGTATCTCGCTGAAGATAATAGCTTACGCGCAGGAACATATACATTGGTACGAGACTTGCCATTAAGATTAACGGGAGAAGTATTAGCCTACAAGAAAACGGCAATAGTTGTAGAGGAAAACTCCGCGCCGGTTGGAAATATTTTTGGCATAAATGTATTTTGCGCCACGCATTGTAAAACAAAGCAAAAGGTACTCATAACTCAACACGATATTACTCAATGAAAAATGAAGAAGTAGTTACTGGTGACGTTGCAATGCCAGCGTCAGACTATCCTAAAAGTGGAGCGACGTGGAGACTGTTTAATGTACCCACTGATATTTTTAGGCGCTTCGAAACGGGACGAAATAAATTTGAACGTTGGAGTAAGTATCTAAATATGGAAGATGAGCAACAAAGGGCGCTGTATAGTTATGCTAAAAATAATAGCAAACACACAATTGTGCTACGTGACTCTACAAATGGTGCACTTCGTAGTATACGTAAACGTGCTATGAATGAATCACACGAAGTGTAAAAAAAGATTTACACTTCACCTTTTTTGTATATAATACATATATGCTACATAGCATAAACATTTTCCAATATGAATACCACACAACACAGCATCTTTGAAGAACAAATAAGTCGTAAACCTAACTATTATCCATGGACAGAACAGTTCATTGAGGCAATGCACAATGGTTTTTGGACCGACAAAGAATTCAATTTTAAGAGTGACGTTCAACAGTTTAAGGTAGAACTTAACGATCAGGAGCGCGAAATCGTTGTGCGTACCCTCTCGGCCATTGGACAAATTGAGGTTGCGGTAAAAACGTTTTGGGCTAAACTTGGGGAGAACCTACCACATCCTGCCCTTCAGGATCTTGGTTATGTTATGGCAAACACTGAGGTAATTCATAACAATGCATATGAGCGCCTTCTCTCGGTCCTAGAATTAGAGGATATTTTCGAGGAAAACCTTAAGCTTGAATGGATTCAAGGACGAGTCAAGTACCTTCGCAAATACACCCATCGCTTCTATAAGGATTCTAAAAAGCAGTATCTGTATGCGATCATCCTCTTTACGCTCTTTGTTGAAAATGTTTCGCTCTTTTCGCAGTTCTATGTAATCAATCACTTTGCTCGTTTTAAGAATGTTATGAAGGATACTGATCAGCAGGTAAAATATACTCGTAACGAAGAAAACATTCATGCATTGGTTGGCGTTCAAATTATTAATACCATTCGCCAAGAGCATCCCGAGTTGTTTGATGAGGAACTTGAGAAGCGTATTGCTGATGCAGCGCAAGAAGCTTTTTCTGCCGAGAGTAAGATTGTGGATTGGATGGTAAATGGAATTGATGAAAAATCCTTGTCAGCACCTATCCTAAAGGAGTTTATTAAGAATCGTATCAACGAGTCCATGAAACAAATCTCGATGCCAGCACCATTTGTAGATATAGATCAAACATTGCTATCAAAGACTGTCTGGTTTGATGAAGAGCTACTTGGAAACAATATGACGGATTTTTTCTCGTCGAGACCAGTAGAATATTCTAAGAAAAATCAATGTTTTGACGAAGATTCAATATTTGGTGATTGAGTAAAAAAAATGAGTGAAGCATGGGCTCGTCGGAAGGCTGCAAAATTGGCTTTAGAAAAATGATATATAACTTTAGATTATGAGTAACAAGGAAATTTATTGGCTAAACAAGGACTCGCAAAAATTTTTAGAGCGTGGATATTTAATTGAGGGAGAAACACCAGAACAGCGAATTCGAGACATTGCTGAGGCAGCGGAACGATATTTGCAGATTCCTGGATTTGCAGATAAGTTTGAATCTTATATGCATCGGGGATTCTTCTCACTATCTTCACCAGTCTGGAGTAACTTTGGCCGTGAGCGTGGTTTGCCAATCTCTTGTTTTGGCTCTTACATTGACGATCGCCTTGAGGAAATTGTAGGCAATAAGCTTGCCGAAATTGGAATGATGACCAAATCGGGTGGTGGCACCTCAGCATATTTTGGCGCTTTGCGTAGTCGTGGAGCACCTATCTCGACAGGCGGAACATCTACTGGATCAGTCCATTTTATGGAACTTTATGACAAGCTAATGAATGTTGTCTCGCAAGGCAACGTTCGGCGAGGATCATTCGCGGCTTATCTGCCAATCGATCATGGAGACATCGAGGAATTCTTGAAGATTCGCGGAGAAGGCAACTCGATTCAGGACCTATCGATCGGAGTTACTATCACGGATGATTGGATGAATAGTATGCTTGGAGGCGATAAAGACAAGCGTAAGATCTGGGGTCAGGTCATCAAGAAGCGTTTCGAATCTGGTTATCCATACTTGTTTTTCACTGATACTGCCAACAACGCAGCTCCCCAGGTTTACAAGGACAAAGGGCTCAAGATTAATCATAGTAATCTTTGCACCGAGATCTTTTTGTCAAATGCGACCGACGAATCGTTTGTTTGCTGTCTTTCATCGATTAACCTTGAGCGGTGGGATGAATTAAAAGACACTGACGCCGTCGTGACGCTTAACCTTTTCTTGGATTCAGTGATTACTGAGTTTATTGATAAGACCGCCGATATTCCCTTTATGGATTCGCCGAGAAAGTTCGCAATCAATCAGCGCGCCATCGGAATTGGTGTCCTCGGTTGGCACTCATTGCTGCAAAGTAAGATGATCGCGTTTGAATCAATGGAAGCCAAACTGCTCAATACTGAAATCTTTTCGTCTCTTCGCAGTGAGAGCGACGACGCCTCTACCCAGATGGCAACGATGTACGGAGAACCTCCATTATTAGTTGGATACAACCGTCGTAATAGCACGACTTTGGCCGTGGCACCTACAACCTCAAGTTCATTTATCCTCGGACAAGTGTCGCCCTCGATTGAGCCGCTTAACAGCAATTACTTTACCAAGGACCTTGCCAAGGGCAAATTTACCTTTAAAAATCCTTACCTCTCTAAGCTTCTTAAGAGCAAGGGTCAAGATACACTTGAGGTATGGAAAGATGTGTTATCTCATGGCGGTTCTGTTCAACATCTAGAATTTTTGACTCAGGACGAGAAGGATGTCTTTAAAACATTTGGCGAAATCTCTCAAAAAGAGATTGTTATTCAGGCAGCAGCTCGTCAGAAGTTTATTGATCAGGGACAGTCGCTCAACGTAATGATCCCACCCAACACTAAACCCAAGGAAGTCAGCGAATTGATGATCTTTGCTTGGCAACAAGGCATCAAGTCATTATACTATCAACGCAGTGCAAACCCTTCTCAGGAACTTGCTCGTTCAATCCTAACTTGTAGCACATGTGAGGGGTAAAAACTGTATAAAACTTCCACCTTTTTGGTATGCCCTTGGTATGTTTGTAGTAATACCATTCGTAGCAATATTCATGATAGTATCAGCGCTTTTACTGTTGGTATTTTGGCCCATCGCGGCAATATGTTGCTATTTTGAAAGGCGTGGCGAATGCAACGATGAAAATTTTAATTGATAAATAACAATACTCATGATAGAAAATAATCGATGCCCCAAATGCAAATATGTCTATGAAGTCTCTTGGGACGACGAAACTGATAAATATTATTGTGACGACGAAGAAGATTTTGAAGATCTAGAGCCTGAGGAGTTATACCCAGAATATTGCCCATTCTGCGGAACCCATCGAGCCTATGGAACAGAAGACGACTCTAGTGCTGATGACCTCTGATATATAGATTATGACTTGGTTATACAATGAACTTCCATTTACTCGTGAACTTGCCCAAGATAAAATTGATGAAGGATACATTGGGTTTGTGTATGAAATAACTGATAGCCTAAATGGTAAAAAATATATCGGAAAAAAACTAATATCTAGTGTGAAAAAACTAGCTCCACTAAAAGGCAAAACTCGCAAAAGAAAAAAGTGTGTACAGAGCGACTGGGAAAAATACTATGGTAGCAGCGAAAAAGTAAAGGAGCTTGTAGAGTTTCGCAAATCAGACTTTATTCGTCGAATAATATATCTTGGCAAGTCTAAAGGCGAGTTGTCTTATATGGAAGCAAAGGAACAGTTTGATAGGGAAGTGTTGCTAACTGATGATTTTTACAACGAATTTATTGGTGTAAAAATACACAGCGCTCATGTTAAAGTTTTATGGAAAAAGTAGTGTACATTTAAGTCACTATATTGTATAATCACATTATGCTACTAATCGACTATTCTGGAATCGCAATCTCCGCGGTATTTTCTCAATCACGACCTGGGAAAATCACTGAAGACTTTATGCGACATATTATCTTAAACTCGCTGAGAATGTATAATCTCAAGTATCGAGAAAAGTATGGTCATATGGTTATAGCCTGTGATGGTGGTAGTTGGCGCAAAGACTATTACCCACAATATAAGGCATCACGTAAGAAAAGTCGCGAGGCATCTGACCTCGACTGGAAAGAAATTTTCACAATTGTAAATACCGTACGCGATGAAATAACTGAGTGTATGCCCTATCCAGTTGTAACCGTACAAGGCGCAGAAGCGGATGATATTATTGGTACGTTAGTAGAGTCTACTCAGGAATTTGGACAGCATGAGCCGGTAATGATTATCAGCGCAGACAAAGACTTTATTCAACTTCAGAAGTATGATAATGTTTCCCAGTACAGTCCAATGACTAAAAAGTTACTAAATGATAAAGATCCCGCGCGATATCTATATGAGCATATTTTCCGTGGCGATAGCGGCGATGGCATTCCAAATGTCTTGTCGGCTGATACAGTATTTGTTGATGGCACCCGTCAAACTCCACTAAGTTCAACAAAGATGGCTACGTGGGTCACCGCAGCAATTGAAGGTAAATTAGAAACAGTTCTTCCGGAAGTTGTGTATCGTAATTATATCCGAAATAGTACTGTAATTGACCTTAGTAAAACACCAGAAAATATAAAGTCTGCAATCTTGACTGCTTATTCGGAATGCCCACGGGTTGGAAATTCTAAGGTACTCAACTATCTTATTTCAAAACGTTGCAATATGCTTATGTCCTGCGCAGAAGAATTTTTTACACATAAATAAAAACATACATTATGAAACATCAAACGGCATCAAACAACAAAGCAAAACACCCCTTTGAAATTTTTGAGAAGGTACAAGCTGCAGGAAAATCCGCAGATCGCATACTCATTCTCCAACAAAACGAGTCGTACGAGTTAAAGACTATACTCCAGGCTGCATTTCGGTCTGATATAAAATTTGACCTTCCTCTGGGAGCTCCTCCGTATACACCAAGTCCAAACCCAGCTGGCGTAAACTATTCTCCTCTTAGAAAACAAATTGATGTACTAGTTCGGCTATTAGTTGGTAACAATACATATAATAAGGTTAAAAAGGAGTCAGCGTTTATTAAACTACTTGAAAACGTGCATGCGTTAGACGCTGAAATTTTGATAGCAATGAAGGATAAACAACTGCATAAGAAATATCCAGTACTAACATCTTCGTTGGTTAAAAAAGCTTTTCCAAATTTGGGAATAGAATAATATGAGATACGATTACTTTTGCGTTGAATGCAACGCACGATGGGAAGAAACGCAATTCATGAATGATCGTGATCTTCCTATCGCTCTACCGTGTCCACAATGCTCTAAGACGGAATGTGTTAAGCGGGGAGTAGTTTCCCTCGCGGTGTCTTATGAGGGAGGAAAGACTGTCCTTCAACGAGCAGGTTCTGGTTGGAATGACGTATTAAATAAAGTAAAAAAAGCAAGTGGAAGACAAACTAAAATAGAAACCCGTTGACGTATGGGACGAAGCAGAAAAAATAGAGACAAGAAAAAGCAAAATGGTTATTATGATGACATTAATGATCAGGCAAATAACAAAAAACATAAGAAAAGTCGCTTTGACGACAGTCGAAAAGACAAGGAAATACAACAAAAAATGTTTGTTGATTGGGATGCCATATAATGAATAGAAAGATTTTCACCCATACCCCAATTGATTTAGGGTATTCAGATCTCGAGGCAGTAACATCTGCGTCTGGGCGAGTCTATAAGACACCAACTGGAAAGTCGTACCCTAGCATTACTACAGTACTTGGTGTTCGGGGCAAAGCTGCATTGCATGAGTGGCGCGCTCGTGTTGGTGAGGCCGAAGCAAATAGAGTGTCACGACATGCATGTGCGCGAGGTACTGCATTGCATCTAGTCGCTGAACGTTACATTGACAATGAAGAAAAATATTTTTCTGACACCGAGATGCCACATGTAAAAGACATGTTTAATGTTATAAAACCTATTCTAGATCTTAGGGTTGATAACATATATCTTCAAGAGTCTCCACTCTACTCTGATCACCTTGGTTTGGCTGGACGCGTTGATCTTGTTGCAGAGTTTGATGGGCGTAAGAGCATAATCGATTTTAAGACAAGCTCTCGAGTAAAGACTGTCAATGAGATTAATAATTACTTTATTCAAATGGCAGCATATGCAATTATGTGCGAAGAGCGCACTGGCATTCCGGTAGATCAGGGTGTAATTGTTATGGCTGTAGAAAGTCATCAAGAACCGCTGGTCTTTGTACAAAAACGAGATGCCTGGACGACAGATTTATTAGAAATTATAAATGAATACAACACGAAAAAATTATTTGGACATGCATAAACAAACTATACAAAATAAAGGCCTACTAGATCTCCTAAAGGGCGGCGTTACTGATTGCTTTACAAGCGAATATGGATCAGTTAAGGAATATTATCTATCAGATGAGATTGGTGACGCGACTGACTATATAGAGTGGTTTCATGACATACGAAATAGTCGACCGTCTGATGTCGTTAAAATTCATATCAATTGCCCGGGCGGCAACCTATTTACTACAATTCAATTTATGCAGGCTCTCTCTGAAACTGAGGCGCGTATCTTGGTAAGTGTTGAGGGTGCATGTATGAGTGCAGCAACTCTTATCTTTTTAATGGCAGATGAGTATATGATAACGGATCATAGTATGTTCTTGTTCCATAACTATAGTGCAGGCACTGCCGGCAAAGGTGGAGAAATGTATCGTGGAATCCTGCATGAACACAAGTGGAGTGCAAACCTCTTTAAGGATATGTATTCTGACTTTTTAACTGAGTCTGAAATTAAAGACATGCTTGAAGACAAAGATATTTGGATGGATGCCACACAGGTACTTGATCGGTTAGAAAAACGAGGAAAGACTATTCAAAAGCGTATCCAGGCCGCGGAAAAAAAGAAAAAAGCATAATAGACACACGTTAAAACTCGCGTAATCTACTTTTATTTAAATATCGCCCAATACTCCTCTCATAACGGGGTATTGGGTATTTTTATGCCAGAATTACGATAACCAGTCTAATTTTCTCTATACCAGGTATACGTCCGGGGCCTATTTTCATAGATGTGAAAATAGTTGTGTACATTTGCCGAGAATCATGCTATAATGACTATGTAAGCCAACCAACCACAATATGACTGCTACTAAACCACAATTCGATCGCAAACTGCATGGATCTCTATATGATCGCGGTTCATGTGATTCATACTATCGCCGCTCATGCTCGCCACACTGGTATCCAGGAGGAACGTATAAAGGTACTCGAATAACTGATCTTGATGCCTCTGAGCGAGCTGAATATAATGCTGGCTATTCTGATAATGAGGACGCCGGCTCCTATAAGGAATGGCAATGACTAACTAAGACAACCAACCATATGATTACTCTCACTCCAAAATACACCAAGCATTCCACCCATCTCGGCGTTCAAATCTACAAGCGCAATGCCGGCACCGGCACGAGTGGCGGTATGTGGCTTGCGGCTTCGACCACCTTCGCTTCGCTGGCTAGAGCCAAAGCATATCTGGAATATTATTCCCAAACCCGTAAATAACCTAAACACTACTACAATGAAAAAAATTGGACTCTGCATTTTCCCTGAAACTCTTGAGGAAGCCGATAACTGGACGCCGGTGTTGATTTACAAGCCGATCCACAGCAAAGTGCTGTTGGTGGCCAAAACCCGGATTGAAGGAACTTGGAGCTGTTACGTGACACCAGTACCTGGGCATAACCACGATGAAGAGATTTGCTTGTGGGAAAATCACGGTGTCAAGCTGCACCGCTTGATGGCACAAGCAGCTTTTCCTCAATTCAATGATATCCCTTACGATCCTTAAACATAATTGAGATAAAAAAGAAACTCTAATAAAAACTATATGATGGAAAAACTACTAAAACTAATTGGGCGCAAAAAGAAAAATACTGTGCGTTATGGAATTACAATCTTTGCTCTTGACGACAAGATTGGTCTTACACGGCGTGTTGAAGAAGCTCAACGCAAACAAGCACTACTATTGCTATGAATTATAGAGTTGAAGTTGGTGAAGGGGATGAGCGGTTTACCATCTATTATGATGATTATGGTAACGCAGCGGAATGCGCCTTAGCTTATCGACAGCAGGGCTTTAAGGTGAGTGTTAAGGAACTCTAATAAAATAATGACATGACAAAGTTTATCATTTATACACAAGTTAAAGAGTGGTATGGCGACGAAGACCATATCGGTGATCCGGGGCTTGGTCGCTACAAGAATAAGGGCGCGCAGGAGTTTGTATTCGAGGGTGATGATGACTTGTATACGCAGGACCAAACGTTGATCGAGAAGTTCAACACAAAATATGATCGTGTTGGTCGGTTCTTTCGATATGAGGCAAAAGAAATCGAGTTCTATTTTGCACCTGAGCAGGCCACGTTCGTTGATGGAGAGATTGTCATTCCATTTACTGATCCACTTGACTCGCAACAAGTCTAGTCTCAATAGAGACATGATTCTTCTATACCGGGTATACGTCCGGCAACTATTTTCACTTTCTCGAAAATAGTTGTGTACATTTGCCGCAGTTTATGATAGAATAACTATGTAAGCCAACCACCACAAAATATGTACAAGTTCACTAAGACAGAATATTGCCACACTCCTCCTTCGATGGGCGGCGGCACCGGAGTTGAAACTAAAGTTTCATTCAGCCGCTCGCCCAAGTTGGCGGCCGCTCTAATGGGCACCATCGTTCGCATCGTAAAGGGTGATTGTGACTGCCCTCAACTAACCTTCATCCGCTTTGAGCGTGATGGTAAATTAATCAGCGAAGGCTGGGTAGATTAATCAATAGAAAATATGAAAGAAACACTTGGAATACTTATTGGAATTAACGCCATCGTCTGGCTTGTCATCTTCGTGCAAAGTATGAATGGCAACTGGTAATAATTTTTGCTGACAAGGGGAACCGGATTAGTCCGGCTCGATGAAAAACTGCTAATATACATCAACATGAGAACAGTACTACACATAGACAACAACGCGCACGGCAAGCAAATTATTGCTGAGTTGAGAAACAAAGCAAAGGCGCATAACCTTATGGAGAGAGCAAAAGAACTGCTCGACCCCACATATGAGGCAGTCTTTAAGAGAGTTGATCTTTTCGGTCGACTCGGACTCAATAATCCAAATCGTGGAAAATATTCACAAGCTGGGTCCAGGTCTCCATTTGGGCGCGCTGTTCGAATCCCTCTAGAAGATTCGCAGTATATTGCAGTGTATTATAATGACACAGTTCGTTCTCATGGAGGCTTTAGGCTGCAGGCTCGATAAAATGGTTCCAGTCATACCATCATCAAAAACTACACTTGTTCTCAATGCTTCATTCCGACCATGTGGATTTTTCTCCGCCAGATCAAGTATTAAGAATTTGATTGTTGGTGGCATCAAGGCCTATGACTCATATGGAAACATTCATAACTGGAACAGCTGGATCGCGCATGATCACAACTTAGATGACTCTCACCCGGCACTTCGTAGTGTCGATACACTATGGGCAGTACCAACAATTGTAATTGTTCCTGGTTATTTTGGTCATGACAAAAAGAATGGAAAGACAAAGTCTCGGCCGGTTAACTTGCGTCAACTCTATTACATCTATGATGGCGAGTGCCAATATTGTCTTAAAAAGATTCCATATACTGCAGCGACGCGCGACCACCTAATTCCTCATAGCAAGGGTGGTGGAAATCATGACGATAACATTGTGTTGTCATGTAAAAAGTGCAACACAAAAAAATCAAACAACTTTCCATACCATAACATTCATGGCTCAGAAGTAAAGCCAAAGGCACTAAAGGACATTGAGTTTACTGCACTCAGTGAAAAAATTGAGATTCGCAGTGAATGGAAACTTTTTCTTCTATAAATAAATTTACAAAAGATGTGTACATTATTTGATTTTTAGTGTATAATAACCTTGTAAGCAACAAAGAGTAAAATCTTTAAAACATAACGCCCCATCAACTGCTACTGAAAGTTGAATACGTCCGTGGTTGTACGGCTTGGATCACTCAGTGATGCAATGACAAGGATTAAATAGGAGTTTTCGGTCCCTATAAAATCTGCTTTGATGTGTCGCAGCAAACGCTCCGCATCAATAAGCCAAGCAGTATAACCGATACATTTTTCCTCCTGTAGCTCATCGGAAGAGCGGTTTCTTTATAAGGGACGGGTAGTTGGGTCAGCACCAACCAGGAGGACCACTTTATGGGGGTTTAGCTCAGTTGGTAGAGCGTCTGCTTTGCAAGCAGAATGTCAACGGTTCGAATCCGTTAACCTCCACCAAATTTCTGATACTGTGGTGGTATCGCTTACAGGAGCTTTCAGTCCCTACACCGTGTCTTTGCTACATGGAACTGATAAATTTTTTATGTAATGGCCATGTAGCCGAATTGGTATAGGCAACGGATTTAAAATCCGTAATTTGTCGGTTCGAGTCCGACCATGGCTACCATTCTTTATAAATGCGCTTGTAGCTCAATGGTTAGAGCAACCGACTTAGTAAAATGGGTCTTCATATTAGAAACAATATGATAGCAGAATGTAAATTCAGGGAACGCTTAACGGGTAATGCCGATGCCAATCCTGAGCGAAACCTAGTGAAAACTAGGGACGTGCAGAGACTATAATCATTCAGTCTTACTGGGTAATGCCAAAGATTAAGGGATAGTCCAGACCACAAACCGTAAGGGTAACGAAAGTTATAGTGGTAAGCATAATCGGTAGGTCGTGGGTTCAACTCCCACCGGGCGCACCACTTTTTTAAATACGAAACAACGTATACCTAAAAACATTGACACTTTGCAACGTGAAGTGATTAACGAAAGTTATATTTTGTGTTCTTTAACATTTCCAAAATTTCAAAAACTTTGCTCTTTAATGGGACAAGGGGCTTCATGCCCCGTGCGGTAAGTGAAAGAGAATCTCGAAGCGATCGTGGCAGGTAGAGATTTGAACGCGACAACGCCTACCATTAAAGAGCATACAAATTGCAACTGCACTCAGGAACAGTAGCGATGCTCTCGGTTAGGATTAAGTTCCTGTCTTCGGACTGCCGTGGTTGTATGCTTGTTAAAGCTGTTCACAAAAAGCCATACGGAGGTTACGGGCTTCCTCCAAATTTTTCAAAGGTGCCATCCAGCCGGATTTCGGTGGGTAAACGTGCAGAGGTACGGCCTTTACATTTTCTAATCGCGGGTAGGACAAGATGGTTAGTCGAGTGTCTCATAAGCACTATTCTGGGGGATTCGAGCGCCCCACCTGCAACCAATTTATGGGCTGGTATGATCGAGCTGAGCTGATGATTGCATATTGCAATTGTTCCGTAAGGAACCTTAAGTGAGTTTGAATCTCACACTGTCCACCATTCTTTATTGTTAAAGCATCTTTGGTTTGATGCTGTCCATCGCAAAACGGACTATGGCGGAACATACGAACGAAGTACAAGTTCTATGGTGTATACGCAAAACGCGCTCAAGGTGTGTGAGGTGGTTCAATTCCACAAACAATAAACATTTTTAGGGGTAGGTATACCGTTAAGGAGACGGTTCAGACTGTAAATCTGACGCTTCACAGCTCGCTGGGATCGTTCCCCAGACTGCCCACCAATTTTCGCTAATGTATTCGATTACGATGCATCGGCAACTCTACCAGTGAAGCAAATTTAATTTGTGAAGAACTCCTGACCAGTGAAAGTCGGTTTAACGGTAGAGGATATTTTTACAATGGAACTCGGTGAGTTGGGTGTATGATAAGCTTTCATATACTAAAGGCTTGAAATTCCGTGTGAGTTAATATCCATACATTGTAAATATAAAAAGCCATATGAAGGTTACGGGCTTCCTTCACAATTTTCGCTTAACTTTTCTTCCGCACCCTCTGCGCTTGATGGATGCATACTATACAGCGTAAGGTTTTAATAGTGGAATAAGAACACCCCACCATTTTGTAGCACTTAGCAAAAAGTGGAGATTCGAGAAGAGTTAAAAACCTTTTTTGTATAAATAGAGTATAATATGAATATTACTACAGCATATCGTCAAATGGCTCAAGACTCATATGATGAGGCCACCGCCATTGTACTTGAATCTGTCAAACTCAATGAGGCTGCAATTAAAGCACAAATCATTGCAGCAGGTTATGTATACTTTCCAGATGGCGACGAACTATATAAGGTTAGCCCATACAAGCTTATTGGCAACTCTGGCAAACTAACTACACTTGGTGTACAAAAATGGTATAGCGTAAATGTTGCAACCGGTGAGGATCTTGCTGATGCTGGACTGGCTGAAGTGGATGTTGACAATAAAGGAAATTATTTTGTTGTAAATTCTAATGGCAGTAAACTAACTACACCAGCTCTTATTTCAAGCGAGCCCAATAAAATTTACTTATAAATAAACTATAATCTATGAATCCAAATATCTCAATACCACCAAGTGCAGCTGACGCATATCGTGAAATGTTAGCTGAACAAACAGTTACTAATCAGCTCACTGAGGCCGAAGAAGATGCATTTTCTTTTCCAAAAAATAAAAAGGAAAACTACGCTAAATTTTTAGCTGCAAACGCAAAAAGAGTTGGAAAACCAATGATTGACGGCGGTCTTACAACTGAAAGAGTTGGAAGATCAGTAAACGGCGAGATTGTTGATGATGTAACCTATTGCGGAAATGGATGCATTACATTTGATTCAAGAGGTAAAAAGACATTTATTCAAATGAATGATGTCTTGATTAATACATCTGATGGTAGTCTCTCTTGGTCACAATTTAAAAACTTTAGTGGAGATGCTTATATCTCTGCTGACGCAAGCGAATTTGCAGACATTGCAAAAGCACTTGCTGTTGCTGTCAAGATATAAGATTTTTCATGCAACACGCAACCGTATAGGTTGCTTCGATACTGGAATAGTCGTAGTAAGCTTAACGACGTACCATATCTGAGAGGTTTAGACACCAGTGCTTGCTCCAATTTTATCTGTCGAGAATATCTACACACGGCTGTGAAGACCTATGCTGGGAATCCGTCTGAGGCGATGAGAATCGCTACAAAGTGGCCCTTCCATGAACCAGCGAAGATGCTGTATATGCGCGAGGGGCATATACATATAAAGGTTTGACAGATAAATCATTTTTCCATTTACAAAGTAGCAAAACTATGTTATAATAACAACATGAAAATACTACTAATTGCATTGATGGTTGCATCAATCGGTTGCTCTCAAAAAAGAACCGTCACTGTTACATGGGACGGTTCTGAGAGTGCTACGTCTTACCTTGTATATGTTAATAGCAATACTTCAGTCACCACTGAAGTAGTAGCCAATGAGGCTACATTATCTTTATCCAATATTCCAACAACAGTTTGGGTTGTTGCTAGAAATCAATATGGTGATTCCTCGCCGTCTGAGCCGTTGCTTATACCGCGAGTTGGTAACTAAAATTTTTGCGGTCATTGAGGGGTATTCGTCAACTAAGACGTTTGTGCAAGGTAGTCAACATAAAACGCACGATTCAGCGATGGGTTAATGCAGTTGATAGAAATCGAGTCTTTCGAGGCGATTATTCGGTTGGGAACACATTGCACGATATAGCGACCTGAGCCGCAAAACACTTTCCAATTGCCTGACTGCAAGCGGCTATACCTGATAAAGTAGTGCGCAGTAGGTCAGGAATTGGTCAACTTTACGAGAGGGATCATACGGAGATCGCTAGGCCCATAGTCTAGAGAGGAGGTTAAATTCCTCCCCCTCGTAATTCGTATTCATACGCGATCAAAGTATGACGTTGCTAGGAGCGGTTCCCTAGATAGTGCCAGTCCTGCATAACGCATTGAGAGTGCGTACTCTATGGACAAATATTTTCTATCGCGGTTTTGATCGCCCGAAGTATTCAGAGAAAACGGACCGGAAAATGAGTGTAGCTACGCCGCGCGTGGTCAAACTCTCCAGCGAGACAGTACTTGTAGAAAAGTGAAGAGGGATCAATGAAAAGTGAGAGTCTGCAAAATGACGCCACACCTCTTCAGCGATAGATTAATTTTCGTATATATAACTATACAAATCCGGAGTAGCTCAGTGGCAGTAGCGCTTGACTGTTAATCAAGATGTCGTTGGTTCGATCCCAACCTCCGGAGCCAATTTTCATGCCTTCTTAGCTCAGTGGTAGAGCTCTTGATTTGTAATCAAGTGGTCGTCAGTTTAAAACTCTCCTTATATAAATAAGATAATATATGAATACACATAACAACATTACCGATGCATATCGTAAAATGGCTCAGGACTCGTATAACAAGTCACTGGTTGTTCAACAAACAGGCGCACTTGAATCCGCCATGGAGATCGATTTAGACGAAGCACTTAAACAAACTTTACCTACTAAAGAAAACAAAGTACGCCTTGAAGCATTTATGAAAAAGCTTAATGCTCTTCGCAATGAGTTTCCAGATGTAGTGATTCGCGGAACTCATGATGAGAAAGTTGAAGCACGTCTTCTCGGTGATGATGGTAATGTTGTTCAATACCTTGGTATGAAAATTGGTTTTGTTCATAAAGCCTAATATAAATAAACTACAAACTGAGAAGGTAGCGAAAGCTATAGTAGTAGGTAATCACTAGGTCACACGTTCGAGCCGTGTAGCATACAATAGCAATCTTTTTAAAAAATTTATTGATTTATACAATCACGCCGAAGTCGCATAGTGGTCGATTGCACCGGATTTGTAATCCGGTTTGGAAACATCATCGTGGGTTCGAATCCCACTTTCGGCTCCATTTTAATGCGCGTATAGCTCAGAGGCAGAGCGCCTGATTTACATTCAGGATGTCGGGATTTCAAAATTCTCTACGCGTACCATTTCATAAGATGTATATATACTTTATGAGAAAATTCATTTTGTTTTTAGCGCCATTCTCTAAATTCTAATAAGGTATAAATACACATATGCAATCACACAATATACTGGACGATGAATTGGTTAAAATCGCGCGGGCCGTTCTTGAAGGTACTTATACAGAAGCTGCAGCGCCGATGGATGACGAAACTGTTATCAGCACTGTTAAGAAATTGTTTCCAAGCGGAGCAACCTATCAGAAATTTGATAATTCATTATACTGGGAAAAGTCTGGTGGATATGCTGGTGAAAAAAGCTTAGAGGCTGCTAGAGAAAAACTCGAAAAGGCTGGATTTAAGTATGCAGAAGCTAAGCTTGTAGGTCTTCCTGATGGATCAACCTCAGGCTTTAAAACATATCTTTTAAATAAAAAACTTGGCTGGTATGTAACGCTTATTCGATTTTATGGGCAAACGTCTTCAAGCAATCGCTATTCGCTTAGCCTCAAAAAAGTTGCGCCTAAAGCGTAACAAAACAATATAGCAGAAAAGCAAATTCTGTTTTTAATAAATTTTCTAAAAGGGGGTATAGCTCAGTTGGTAGAGCGTCTGCTTTGCAAGCAGAATGTCATCATTTAGAAAATCTTAGATTTATATGTAGTAATTGTGATTCACAGTTAGATACATATAAATCACGTAATATAAAGAAATTTTAAAAGGGTAATTAATTCAGACGGCTCTGAACACAGTCTTGAAAACTGCTGGTGCTTCACGGCATGGGGATCGACACCTCAGTTACCCGCCATTTTGGAACGTTGACTGAGAGGACTAAAGTAATTCTTTGCTAAAGAATCGTAGGGGTGACTCTACCGTGGGTTCAAATCCTACTTCACCCGCCATATAACTTGGGGCACGTTTTGGTTTCGACTTTACGAGCGCTCTATGGATTAGCATGCAGAGGAATGATAAGGTTGGCCTCTTTAAAAGCCTTTCAAAAAACTAAACGGCAAAAATAAAACAGTCGTGAATTCTGGTCTCGCTCTTGCGGCCTAAATTCAAACACGCTCGGAGACAAGCCTGCCCTGCTCCGAGTACAAATCAGGCAACAAAAAACAGTGTATGTTCTGTCTAACATATGTCATAGAAACGAAAAAAATAAGCATGTTTGAAGATCTATAGAAACACGTAAAGGACAGGGGTTCGACTCCCCTCGTGTCCACCATTTATGGAACGTTGGCTGAGAGGTCGAAAGCATTCCCTTGCTAAGGGAACGTAGTAGCAACACTACCGTAGGTTCGAATCCTACACGTTCCGCCACTATATATAAATAACCTTGATAGTTGAATAATCAATTATTGACGAACAAACACAAACACACAAATATGAATAAAAATGCATACGAAATTAGACTAGAGGTATTGCAACTCGCACATGGCGATATTATGACGCAATATCATGAGGCATTAAATTGTAAAAAAGAAACGATATACAACAATGGGTCGGAAATAAACGACTTGTCTGGTGTTGACGTTACGCTGCCAGCGGTGCAAGATGTAATCTCCCGTGCCAGAGAGTTATATCAATTTATTGAAGGGCAGTAAATAAAGTTTAAATATTGGAGTCGTAGGTCCCACAGTGTAAGATTATTACACAACCTATAAAATTTTCATCTATACGCACACATGTGTGTATATATAATTTATGCGTAATGACAGTTACGCACAATCTCCCCCAAAAACTAACTATATAAAATATGACAAACATGAAAAAAATGATTAAAATTGGAGCCTTCGCAGCATTCTTTGCAACCATGAATGCTACTGCTGGCACGCTTACCGAAGTGGCAGTGACGCCCGCTGCAGCTATTGTAGATGTTACAACTGAATACAGTTCTGAAAAGGTCTGGCGTGGTTCTGATGTCGGTGCAAATGAAGCTGCTGCAACTGTAACAACTGATCTCGAGCTTCCTGCTGAAATCGGCCTCCAGTTGAGTGCTGACTATAGCACAGTGGACGGAGCTACAACCTCGGATGAAGCTACTGACCTTACAGCAGTCTTTTCTAAGAGCGTGTCTGATTATCTGGTGTCGCTTAGCTATACCTGGTACTCGGAAGGCTTTGATCAGTCTGGCGATGGTGGAGCACAGGAGGTTGGACTTTCTGTTAGTAAGAAGGTCGGACCAGTTAACCTCTCAGTAACCCAGTATCTTGCTGTTGAAGGCGACAATAATGCTTATAGCGAACTTGCAGGTGCATATTCGAGTAACTTTAATGTGCTTCCAGTTGAGCTAGACTTTATTGCAAAGGTTGGTTATCTTGTTCAAGACTCAACGTTTACACACGCTGAAGCTCGTATTTCGACTGACCTCCCAGTCATTGAAGGAATTATAGCTCAACCGTTTGTTGCTTACAGTACTGATCTAGGTGGTGAGTTTATCGATAATTTCTCTGGAGACAACTTCTTCGGTGGTATTGAATTTAAGCGCTCGTTCTAATATAACTTGATTCTAAGGGGAGGTTCCTTTAAAGGAACCTCCCTTTTTTTATTTTGTGTCAAGACTGTCTCTATATAAATAACTATATGAACAGATTAGGCGACCTTTCTGAAGTAATAAATAAAAACCCACACTGGGCAGCATTGGGTAAATATAATCACATTCGTGTTCAGTTTCCAGACGGCACTGAACGGTCACTGCTGCTAACTGATCGTGAAGTACGAATTGGTTTAAATCGCGCCGATAAAAATACAGGCGACCTGCCAACCGTCAGTTGGTTTCGTGATTTGCTTGATTAATTGATTTTGTAATTAATCGCATATTATGCTAACACGCATTAAAGAAGTTCTTCAGGGAAAAGTTCCAGTTGGTGTACGACGCAGTTCGCGCTGGCGCAAGGTTAGGGAAGAGCATCTTAAAAATAACCCAAAGTGTGAATTATGTGAGGGCTCAAAAAAACTTAGGGTACATCATATCAAACCATTTCACACACATCCTGAACTTGAATTGGAACCAACTAATCTCATTACACTATGTGAATGTTTAAGCTATGGCATTAATTGTCACCTACTAGTTGGACATTTAGGCAATTATCGTAATATTAATAATGATGCAGTAACTGATGTTGATACGTGGAATGCAAAACTTAAGGAGAGAAATAGTCATAAGGATAATCCTCCATCTGATGCAAGTGTAGCCCAATTGGCAGAGGCGACAGATTTAGGATCTGTATAGTGTAGGTTCGAGTCCTATCACTTGTACTACGCTATTAGACAATCATTCCTTCAATAAGGTTCCCCTTAATTGCAGTCACTTTAAACTTTGCTCCAATTGGAAATATGTGTTCCGCTTCCTCTTTTGCACCTTCAATTTGAAAGTCACCATCTTCCATGTTGTAGTCTCGCGGGTCACGACTCTTAAGGTCGTTATAGTAATCAATTAAGAATCCACCATAATTAAAACCACCTTTACTTTTTGTTGCCTTTAAAATTAATCCTTGTTTAGAAAATTGCTTTGCAATAGATTCATGTTCGCTGAAGCTTTGATATCTATCCATTACTGTAATTTCTCCTACAGTAAAATCGTCGAGGGTTTCGCTATACAGTCCACGATACAGTGGCTTATTAAACGTTTCACTCTTAACTAGAGCAAATACTTTTTCCATATGAGAATCCTTGTAGGTATTTCCCATAACATGGCTTTTATCATGAACCAAATATAGTAGAAAAGTAATTACTTCATCGGATAAAGCCTTTAATATATTTTTGCTTTCAACTATTCTTTCTGAGTCTATCCCAGTTTCAATGTCTTCTTGTACCTGATTGAAAACTCTTGAAGCAGTTTCAAGGCGGCGAATATTTAATACCGTGCGCACCTTAGCGTCTATTGCAGAGGCAAATGCTTTATTAATGTCATCTGCTGATCCCTCAGCTATTAGGTCAATTAGTCTTTTATTTTCATTCATACTATATTTATAATATGTGTAGTTTTTAAAAAGTATAAATAGACATATGCACAGTTTTAATGACTATACAAATAACTCGTTGACTAACCAATATAAATAAAAAACAAATGAATAACTTCCATTATAACCAAGATCCTCTATACACTGTGGCCTCTTCTATCTTGAAGAACAAAGAATTAGCAAATGCCATTCAAGAAGAAACTTTAGCAGAAGCATCCGCCGGAACTACACTCGATGACTTTCGCAGTGAACAAGAAATTATTGCTGCGTTATTAAAACTACCTGGCGTAAAAGATCATCTTCGTAAAATCAAAGCTAAACCATATTTTGACGATGGTGATTTCGTAGTTGCTAGTAAAACAGCAATTGGTGATGCATTATTTAGTCCAGATATCAAATTAGCTGATTTGGCAAAAGCAGTAATGGCTAGTGAAGGTGACTTTGCTAAGCCTGAAAAGGAAGCTATGCCTAACAGAGTAATCGTTAGTGTTGATAATGAAGCTTCGGTTAATAAACTTTTAGATTTGATAAAGACAAATAATGCTAAGGCTTCTTCTAAAGACATGAAGGTGAAAGCGCAAAAGTTTGCTCGTAAAGATGGATTTAAAGTGTATATTACTGGAAACAGCACATCAGCAATTGGGCAGTATAAAAAACTCGCTGAAGAGTCAGATTTATATGAGGATATTACGCTTGAAGAAGAAACCGAGAGTATTACCGAAGTTCTTGACCCAGATGCAGAAGCGAGTGTTTGGATCGATGACTTTGTAAAGAGTGATGACCCTAAGTTTGATGGCAAGAGCAAAGATGAGCGCATCAAGATGGCACTCGGTGCATGGTATGCAGCTCAGAAAAAAGAAAGTGTAGAAGCAGCGGATGACTCGATTGAAGAAGTCTTTCGTCCAGGCCGCGACATGGTACCAGCTCCTATTGGTAAAGATACGGTCACATCGCAAGGTCTTAAGAAACTATGGGGCGTACAAATGCGTGCTGGAAAGTGGGCCGATACATTTGTAGGCCTTTGGGATGACTCCTCTGATAAACCTTTTGGAATCATTGATGCCGAAGGCGTTACCCGATACGCAGATATATCAAAGTTTATGTCTGCCTTTTCTAAGCTTAAGGAAGACGTTGCAACTAGAGACCTTGGAGGTCTTGAAGAAGGCGTTGGAGAAATCGAGGCTCACATCGCCAAGTATAAGGTTGGTGACAAAACAAACTTTGGTGTAGTTACCGATATCGGCTCAAACAGCATCAGCTTTAAGGCAAAGGACCTGCCGGTTACTAAGATCGCTTTTAACCAACGCAAGATGGGCAGCAAAGATTTTGTACTTGACAAACTGGTAAAGCTTAAGGAAGGCGTTGAACTTGAAGAAGCATATAAGGTAGGTTTTCCATTAACAAAAAAGGCAATCAAAGTTGCAACCGATTTGGACGCTGATGAATTTGAAGAATTTCTTGGAGGTATGGCTGATTATTTTCATGAATTAGATGCCGGAGATGAAGGTATCAGTGTTCGCGTGACTACGCAAATTGCTATACATTTTGAACAGGCATATAAGATCTGGAAAAACCGATAATAAGTATTTTCAAGCAAACCCCCGGCGCCTCTGCATGCATGCGTAATTCCGGGGGTTTGTTGTTTTTATTACAGTATGTTTTGTTTTAATACTGGTACACCATACAACCAGTTTGCTGAATCGCTAAATCCAGAACCCCAACCATGTACGCTAAATTGATGTATGTGCATCGCTCGTGACATGATAAAATAATCTACTAGTGTGTCTAATACGCCACTTCCATCATCAATTGCCAAATGAGCTGGTTTAGAAGAAGTACAGCGAAAACCATACCGACTTGATACTGCTAATTTTAACTCGGCGCAGTCTGACATAACTATATAATTTTTGCCAACAAGTTTTTCTATGTGCGGGTGAAGCATATCTAACAACCCATCTAGCGAGTGGTGAACAACGTCTCCAAGTTGTTTTCCAAATGATAGTAGGTCACCCGCACGTATATGTATTATTCCATAGTTAGGATTTTCATCACATGACGTTTTAATTGCTGTCTCTAAGCACTCATTTGGCGTAAAAAATTCTCGCACTTGCCTTGAAACCTTTGAAGAAATTTTAAACGATGGCCATACATTTGTATAGATGTATAAATTTCGGTGGCGTAAATATGGTAAATGTATATGTGTCTTTAACTTACTTTTAAGAGCTCGAATAGTAAAATTTGGTATGTCTTGTAAGTTTAGTATAGAGTCTATAGATGGTGCAGGGGCATCACAGCGCTGAACTATATATTTTCCCATTGGGTGATGAGAGAGGTCAACTTGAAATGGTAAGGCGCGCTCGCTACAAAGTTGTTGACTCGCAATGCTACCACGTATAAAGTCTCCTAGTCCCATTCCCTTTTCTTTAATAAAATATGATTGCACTAACATAACTAGATTATTATTTATAAATAATATATATGGAAATATACACATATCACGAATATGTTCCCGAAATTCCAAATGGTCATATACTAGTGGATTTTTGGAAAGAGTGTTGGACAAAAGCTGGATGGACACCTATTGTTTTAGATCGTTCTCATGCAGAGCAACATCCTAATTATGAAGAATATTTAGAATGCTATAAAAAATTGCCATCTGTTAATCCTCCAGGCTATGAATTAGCATGTTATTTACGTTGGCTTGCAGTCGCAGCAGTTGGAGGAGGATGGATGAGTGATGCAGATGTAATACCATATAATTTTAAACCAATTGCTCCTCCGGAAATGTTAACTATCTGGTCATATGGTGGTCATATTTGTCCTTGCTTAGTATCAGGATCAGCTGAACACTATACATATTCTGCAAAAGTTTTTGCAGAATGGTCTGGTCCAACAAATATAGAACGCGAAAAGCCGCATGCTTCTGATCAAAATATTTTAGGGCGCGTTGATAAATTTTATCATAATATCCCTCTATGTTCTCAGTATGGTGATACTGGTTGGGACAGTTTTCCAGTAGTGCACTATCCAAATGGTTCTATGGAAGGTAAACAACCTAGAGAAAAATATATTCCAACTTTAAGACCATTATGACAATATATCCTGGACAATATGTAAAATGTATACATAAAAATAATAACTTCGAATTTATTTATCACAATAATTATGAGTCTCGCGGTATGTCAGTTGAAAAAATGATTAGGGACGCAGCGAATACACATAACATTGTTAAAGATTTTTCCTTTATTGTTAATACTGGTGACATACCAGAAGGAAATTCAGATCAATTTCCAATCTATCATTTTTGTAATAAACAAGAATATAGCTATCTTTTTCCAGACTTTATGTATGACGGATGGCCTGAAATAAAGATGCCAAATTACACAAATCTTATAAATGAAATTATAAAATATGATTTGCCGCCAATGTCAAATAAAGCCGGATGGATAGGAGTAATAAATCAACATCATACGCGTCATTTATTATATAAGCATAGTAAAATAAATGACAATATAGAATGTATTCCTATTCAATGGGCTCATGACGGAAATACATTGAATGCTGTAAATTATATGTCATATTTTGATCATATGTCTAAATGGAAATATATGATAGACGTAGAAGGATGTGGATGGTCTGCTCGACTAAAGGTATTTTTAACAATGCCTAGAATAACATTTATTGTTGATAGACCATATAAAGATTGGTGTTTTGAGTTTTTAGAACCATGGAAGCATTATATTCCAGTTAAAAGAGACTTGTCTGATTTTCAAGAAAATTACAATAAAATAGAATCGGATTATGATCTGCAGAGATATATCATAGAAGAAAAATCAAAACTATATGATCAATGCCTTTCGTATTCAGCTGCATTAAATCAAATAAATTATCTAATATCTAGAATATGACTGGCATAATATTAGTGCATGGCAAGGCACAAATGATTTTAGAAAGAAATATGGGTACATTCAATAATTGGTGTGACAATTATGAATTTATTTGCCCAAGCGATGATCCAATAGTTGGCTATGACAATATTTTTTTAAGTGGACTATCACAACACAACGGAATAGATACTGTAGAGAGGATGCGTTTAGCATGTGAACGTGCATCTGCATATACCAGTGCAGTAGTGCTTGAATATGATACTTTATTGTTTGAGACACCTCCAGTGCCAACTGACAATATAATATATTCATGTGGTCCATTTCCCGATAACAACCCAAGGTTTAAATCAAAATGGTGGTCACACAGCCCATGGTTAACCACTCAGGAAAATTTTCATATGCTTTCACAATGTGACGTCGTTTCATTAGAAGAAGCATTTCCAGATAGGTGGATCGCGGCAGCATGTGATGAATGCGGCATAACCCCAATAGAATATTCTAAATGGTGGAGTAGAAATTCCATTGATACTCCACAATATGAATCTGAATCTCTACAAGCTAAAAAAGATGGAGCTATTGCAATTCATGGAGTAAAAACTGAACGTATATTTAATATGCTTTGTAATTGAATATTATTCATGAATAAGCCTAGTCCATACCTTTTTATTCATGTCCCAAAAACAGGAGGAACATCTATAATACATGCTTTAAACATTTATGATTATTGTTGTCATGAGCCAATTTCAAAGTACCCGAGATATTTAACTAAAAATATTTTTACGTTTGCGTTTGTTAGAAATCCGTTTGACCGAATTTTAAGTGCATATAACTATTTAATTACTGAGTGTGGTAATAACGGTGACATATCATTTGCGCGCTCTCATTTATCTAAGTTTAAAAATTTTAACGAATTTATAAGAGAATTTGAAACTAGTGCTAATTTACAATCTTGGCTACACTTTCAAACAGTGTTTAATTTTATCGATAGACATATAGATTTTGTTGGTAGATATGAAAATATTCAAGCTGATTTTAACGTTGTATGCGATCGAATCGGGTTATTGCGTTTACCCTTGGAACATAAAAATAGTGCCATACATAAACATTACTCGACATATTATGATAATAGATCAATAAATATTGTCAAAAAAATATTCTCTAGGGAATTAAATGAGTTTGACTATAACTTTGAAAACAGGTCATAATCTCGTGTACATTTCTAAGATTTTTGTGTATAATACACCATGACACCACGGCTTGGACTTGTTTGTATTAGTGAGAGATTAACTCAACAAAAAATCACCGCAAAGACTATGACTCGAAAGCAGTTTTGTTCGTTGGGACGCACGGCTGGGTTACAAGTTCTTTCTCAGCGAATCTTACACAATTCGCAGCATCTACTACGTACATTGCAAGCGTGTTATGAATCTGGTGCACGACACTACCGCGTTAGCAGTTCACTTTTCCCGCTGATTACTGACCACACTCTCGAGCTAAAATATTCTGACATTCATGAATTTGACACTATTGCAGCGAACCTAAAGGCAGCGGGTGACTATGCCCGGGCGCATGACATTACTCTAAGCTCCCACCCAGATCAGTTTAATGTCCTATCGAGTTATAGGGCAGACGTAGTAGATAAAACTATTCGAGAACTAGATCATCAGTCTGCGGTACTTGACATGATCGGTTGTGAGAGTAACTATACTTCACCAATGTGTTTGCACCTTAATAAGACTCCGAATTTTAAAGATGAAACTGTACAACAGTATGTTCAGCGATTTCTCACCAACCTTGCACGATGCAGTCGTGGAGTTCGTCATCGCCTCGTATTAGAAAATGAAGACAAGGCATATTGGAACTGTGAAAACCTGTACACTCATTTTGCTGGGCATCTCCCTCTCGTCTATGATAACCTACATGACACATGCAATCCATCATGCGATCCGGGACAAAGTGTCGACCGTTTTCGCCAAAGTTGGGGAAAATATGTTCCAGTGTTTCATTGGAGCGAAGGGATTGGCAGCAAACGCAGTCACACTGACTATGTCACCCACCTTCCGCGCATGGTCGATCTCAATAGAGATGTCACATGGGAAGTCGAATTAAAGGCAAAAGACAATGCAATTGCTCATATTTTGAGCACATATTTTGCATCCTAAAGCTGTTTTTCTCTATGCCAGGTATACGTCCGGGGCTTATTTTCGCTTTCTTGAAAATAGTTGTGTACATTTGCCGCGGTTTATGATAGAATAACTATGTAAGCAACAGCAACCACAAAATATTATGCAAGACAACGACGAACTCTTCGACAATTACATCCAACAAGAATATAACGGTTACTTTCGTACAGAAGGAACTACCGGTGTACGTAACTTGGAACAGCTTTGCGAAGGAATTGGTTACGGTGAAGGCCAATTTGTTGGTCGCCATTACATTGCCAATTTCCTCGCTGATAATCCCGGTGCAGTTGAACTACTGTTTGAGTTTATTCGTGACGGCGTTTGCGATCAATACAATACTGAGTGGCAGGAATCGCTCAATCTTGAGGAGTATTGCAAAGACGAAGAGGACGAGATGAATGAGTTTACCGTCGAAGAAGACTAGATGGTTTTCTCAGCATAAAGAAAGTTCGAAATATGAAAAAGAATAAGACCGTTACATTTGATTATAGCCCAATAGCACTTCGTGCGTTGACTCGCCACAAATGTGCTCCGGCCACTGTTTATTTCAAAGACCGGAAAAAAGAGGCTGCTAAAAAAGCCTGCCGATAAAAAATATATTATGAAAATTTTAAACAACATAGCTGTTTTTGGGGATCCTCTTCAGAACGCAGTGGATCAAATGGACAATTGCCTTCGCAAAGGAGCACATAAAGCTGCTTTGATGGCAGACCATCACTTGGGTTATGCTGTGCCTGTAGGCGGGGTTATCGCCTATCGTGACAAAATCTCGCCTAGCGGTGTCGGTTTTGATATCGGGTGTGGCAACAAAGCAGTACTAACCAACGCTATGCTTTCCGACGTGAAAGGTGATATTTCACGCATCATGGATGAAGTGGTAGCAAAAGTTTCGTTTGGAATTGGTCGTGTCAACAAAACCAAAGTTGACCATGAGCTGTTTGATGCTGATCAATGGAATGACATTGAAATGCTGCACCCTCTTAAAGATATGGCACGAGGGCAATTGGGTACCGTAGGCAGTGGCAACCATTATGTTGACATTTTTGCGGATGAAGCAGAGCGCATCTGGATTGGCGTTCACTTTGGCAGCCGCGGACTTGGTCACAAAATTGCTTCTCACTACATCAAAGCTGGTGGAGGAACGGATGGAATCCTTGTGGACCCAGTGTTGCTTGATGT